CTTTGCGATTATATGGTGATAATATTGAAATTAACAAATTTGGTGGTAGATTTAAGTATAGTAAAATTAATCAATTAATTGATCGTGTAGATGATGGTATTACATCGAATATCACTAAAGTTATCATTAGAAGAGACTTGAAGGCATTACTAAATCAATTTGCTCAATATGAGTTATGTTTTGGTAATCGTTTTTATATAAATCCAGCTGGATTCAATATTAAAAGTACAGGATTTACATTATCTGGAAGTACAGATATCGCATACTTGACTGATGTTCCAAATAAGGATGCTGCAGGTAATTTAGATGGAAGTATGAAAGGAACAATAAGTGTAGTTACAAAAAATAATAAAAATCAACAGGTGGTATTAATTAAAGATGCAGGTGGTGTAGATTATAAAAAAGGAGAGATATTGTTAAACACTATCAATATATCATCTACAGTGACTCAAAATAATATAATTGAAGTGCAAGCATTCCCTGAATCAAATGATGTGATAGGATTAAAGGATTTATTTGTTAGTTTTGACGTTTCTAATTCAACCATAAATATGGTGAAGGACGTTATTGCATCAGGAGAAGATGTTTCAGGTGTTGTATTCACAAGAGATTACTTTACCTCAAGTTACTCAAATGGGGTCTTAGAGAGGAAATAATTTATGTCACAATTTGACAAAAGAATAAAGGTCAATACGATTATCGAAAATCAGTTACCTGAGTTTATACTCTCTGATTTTCCTAACGCAACAGAATTTTTTAAGCAATATTATATTTCACAGGAATTTCAAGGAGGTCCTAGTGATTTAATTAATAATCTTGATCAATACTTAAAAGTAGATAATCTTGTTCCTGAAGTTATTGTTGGTCTAACCACGACTACATCAGCAATCTCCTCTTCAGATACAACAATCAATGTCCCAAGCACAAAAGGGTTTCCTGATGAGTATGGATTATTAAAAATTAATGATGAAATAATATCTTACACAGGTATCACATCTACATCGTTCACAGGTTGTATTCGTGGTTTTAGTGGAGTTACAGGTTACAATGTTGGTGTATCATCATCTTTACTTAATGTAAATAAAGAAACATTGGTATTTGAGGATACCTCATCTGCATCTCATGTATCTGGATCTTCTGTAACTAACCTTTCAGTATTATTTGTTCAAGAATTTTACAAAAAATTAAAGAAAACATTTTTACCTGGTCTTGAAAATAATGATTTTACTGAGAAATTAGATGTCGGTAACTTTGTTAAATTTGCCCGTTCCTTTTATCAATCAAAAGGTATAGAGGAATCAATAAGAATTTTATTAAAGGTATTATATGGTGTAGAGTCAAAAATATTAGATTTAGAAAATAACCTCATAAAACCATCAAGTTCAGAATTTATAAGAAGAGAAGTTATAGTTGTTGATTTAATTACTCCTGATGGCGAACCTCAAAATCTAGTTGGACAAACTATCTTTAGATCAGATGATTTGAATACAAGTGCTTCAGTTTCAGAGGTTGAGGTATTTACAAGAGATGGTGAAACATATTATAAATTATCACTATTTGTTGGTTATAATGATCGTGATTTAATTGAGGGTGTATTTACAATACCTGGTAAAACAAAATCATTGGGTAATACGCAAATAGATGGTACAGTTATATCTGTTGATTCTACAGTTGGGTTTGGAACCACTGGAACTATCATTAGTGGTACAAACACTATAGATTATACATCAAAAACAATTAATCAATTCTTTGGATGTAGTGGTGTGACTGTAGGTATCAACACTGCTGATGATATTCGATCAAATGAAACAGTCTTTGGATATGAAAATGGTAATCTATCAAAGAGAGTTGATCTAAGAATAACTGGTGTTTTATCTGAATTAGAAACAGTTACTGATATCAATTTAATAAATGAGGGAGAAAAATTATTTGTTAAAAATATTGGTGAAAAAATAGATGTAGGAACAAATTCTTACAAGGAAGTTTTTGCAAACTCTTGGAAATATAATACAAGTTCAAGATTTCAAGTTGAAGGATTGGGACCTACCTTTACTCTTCAGACAAAAATAAATTCCTCCTCAATCAAAGTTGATGATGAATTTGTGATTCTTAGAAGAGGTGAACAAACTATTGAAGGAACATTTAATGTAAAAAGTATTGATATAAACAATAATCAAATTGAAACAAAAAATCTCTCAGGATTTACTCATAATCCAAATGAGAATTATGATATTCGTCGTGTTTTAGAAAGAGCGAATAGTATAGGTGTTCCTATAAAAGATGGTAATGAAACAATATTATCAGATGTATTAAATGTCTATACTGATAGTTCAGTGGACGGATACGTAGCATCCAACTCTTTACCAAGTTATGATATTGATGTTGATATTATAAAAGAAAGTATAACAGGTGCATCTAATGTTTCTAACTTTGATGGAAAGGATGGATTGACAGATGATTACAATTTTATAAGGTTTGCTCCACCTGCAAACACCAATATTAAATTAATAGAAGGTGATGCTGTTATATACCAACCATCTGGTGAAGAAATTCCTGGTTTAAATTCTGGGAGAGTGTATTTTGTTGATCCACAACCAGAACAAGCAAATGTAAACATATCAAGAATTGCACTGTACAATTCTAGAAGTCAGATTGGAACTGCAAGCACAGTTAAAGTTGGTTTAGGTACGACAACAACTGGTACACATGATTTTGTTTTACAAAGACACGCAAATAGAAAACTTGAATCTGATAAAGTTTTAAGAAGGATTCCATTATCTCAAAATTTATTCATTTCATCTAATCACGATAAACCTACAAATGACGTTGCTATATTAAAGGATGGTGTGCAAATTCACTCACCAATATCAGATGATAGAATTTACTATGGTGCTTTAGAGGAAATTGAATTATTAAATGAGGGTGAAGAGTATGATGTGCTTAATCCACCTATTATTACTGTAGAAACTGGAGCAGGGACAACAGCATTAGTAGAACCAACTCTAACTGGTAGTGTTAAAAAGGTATTTGTTGATCCACAAGAGTTTGATATAGAGGCAGTAACTAATATATCTTTGACAGGTGGTAATGGTAATGGTTGTTCATTGCAACCAGTTTTAGGTGCAAGATTTAGAGAAATATCATTCGATAGTCGAAATTTATTTTTTAATGGTGGAATTGATACAGTAAATGAAACAATTACATTTAAATCTGCACATAATCTAGAAAATGGGCAAAAAGTTTTTTATAAAAACGAAGGAAACGCATCAATAGGAATTGGTGGTGCATATGACTCTACAAATACAATTACAGGCACTTTATCAGACGGTGATCCTTATTTTGTAAGAGTTGTTAATCCTACAACAGTAAGAATATTTAATAATAAAGTAGATGCACTTACAGGTATAGCTGGTATTAATACAGTAGGATTAGCAACAGATACTGCTGCAAGTGGTATTCATAAGTTTAGAACTGAGTCTAAAAACACGTTACTTGATGTAAGAGTTATAAGTGAGGGATCTGGATATCAACATCGTAAATTAAGAGTAAAATCTGCAGGTATATCTACTTCTTACGATTCTATTAATTTTAATAATCATGGATTTGCACACGGTGATATTGTAGAATATAATGCTGAAACAACAACGATTCAAGGTTTATCAACTTCAACATCTTATTATGTGATTAAATTAGATGATGATTCTTTCAGATTAGCAAATGCTGGAGTTGGTGCTACTAATAAAACTAACTTTGAGAGAGGAAAATTTGTTGATCTTTTATCAACAGGAGCAGGATATCAAATATTTACTTATCCAGAGATAAAAGTTAATGTAGAGGTTTCGTATGGTTCAACTGTTACTGGTACAATAAACTTTACCCCAGTGGTGACTGGTAAATTTACAGGTGCTTACTTATATGAAAAAGGAACTGATTATGGTTCAACTATATTAAATCATCAAGTACAACCAAAAATTACCATTGAGAATGGTAAAAATGCAGAATTAAAACCAATAATTAGTAATGGAAAAATCGAAGATGTTATAGTTGTTAATCAAGGAAGTCAATATAATTCTTTACCAGAAATAAATGTAATATCGACTGGAACAGGCACAGGAGCGATTGTAAGACCTGTTATCAACAATGGGGTAATAACTGACACAATCGTAATTAACTCTGGTATAGGATACAGTAGTCTCACTACAGAGGTTCGTGCAAACGCAAGAGGAAAGAATGGATTATTTGCTGCAAGAGTTAGAGATCTAACAGTTAATACTACTGATAGATTTGGAGATATTAATCTAACCTCTAGAGAATCATCATTGACATTTGGTGTGTTAGGTTATTCACAATCTACTGCAAGTAAACTTGAACAAACATTTGATGTTAAATCAAATGGTGAATTTGATAAAATAACTGATCACTCACCTATCATTGGTTGGGCATATGATGGTAATCCAATTTATGGACCATTTGGATATACTGATCCAGATAATATAAATTCTCCATTAAAAATATTAGCAAGTTCCTATAAAAAAGATGCATCACAAGTTGTGAATCGACCATCTGGTTTTAATGAAGGATTTTTTGTTGATGATTATAATTTTGATGAAAGTGGTGATTTAGATATTCATAATGGTCGATTTGGTAAAACTCCTGAGTTTCCAAATGGAATCTATGCGTATTTTGCCACTGTTGGGTTAGGTACAAATACAAACAAATTAGAGGGAGTTTATCCATACTTTATAGGTAACAGTTACAGATCACCTCTAATTAATGATAACTTAATTCTAGATCATGACTTTGATTTCAATAATTCTAACTTAATTAGAAATACAAGACCTTACAATGTTGGAGAAGAATTTGCTGATAATGATTTTATAGAAGAATCAAATGAAACTATAAGACAATTATCTGAAGTTGAATCTGTAACTAAGGGGACTATTGATAATATTATAATTTTAGATGGTGGTAATAATTATAAGGTTGGTGATGTTACGTCATTTGATAATACTGATACCAGTGGAACAGGATTTAGTGCAGAGGTTTCAGATATTGTTGGTCTTGGAATATCAACTATTGAAACATCACTTACAAGATTTAATAATGCAATTCTTACTTGGAATAATGGAAATGAAGTACAAGTCAATTATCTTCCAACTCTTGAACTCAATAATGAAGATGCTGTCTTTATATCTGGCGTAAGCACATCTATACCTAATTTAACTAATTCATTTGTTGTTGGAGTCAGTACAGATACAGTTTCATTAGGTAAATCCATGACAGTTGGTAATGTTAATGGTGTTGTTCAAGATATTTTTGTAAATAAAATACCAAATACTGTATCAATTGGTGGTTCTTTGAGAGTTGGAGTTGGAAATTCAACAGAAACTTTACAAGTATTGAATGTTTATAATACACAAAAAATAATAAGGGTGTTTAGAAATGCTGGCATAGCACATACATTTGGATCTCAAGTTGATATCTTAAATAATAGATTTACTATTCCTGTAAAAACTTCTAAGTTTGATTCAAGAGTTAATGATATCATTTATTTTAATGGAACACAATCTATCGGTGTTGGTACAGATGGTGTTGGATCAACTGTAAATTATGTTGTTGGTGAAACCACAACCTCAATACAAATACCAGAGAGGGCAATATATCTTCCAAACCATCCTTTTGTAACTGGTCAAGAAGTCACATTAACAAGACCAAATGTATCAAATGCTGAAATTGATGTATCTCCTAATAATAGTTCAGTTGGTTCATTCGAGTTACCTTTCTCAGGTTCTACATCAACTGATGTATTTGTTATTAAAAAGGATGAAAATTATATTGGAATTGTAACTACAAGAGCAGGAGTCGCAAACACCAGTGATGGATTATTCTTCTTAGGTAGTGGTATTTCTGGAATTGGATCTGGATTA